ATCATTTGAATCACCAGACATACGAACATATAAGAAGTGACCATCACCTCTACTACGAACCCAAAAAGTATTTGAATCTCCATAGATATCTAAATCAACGTTAAGATTATCCATATCATCGGCGCCCCAAGTGTCAAAGTCTACAACGTTTAAATTACCTGTAATATCTATATCATAATAATGACCAGTAGCATCCACATCATCTATATCAGGTCTCAATTTATTAGAATTACCAGTTGCTGTATAATCAAAGGTCATATTAGAACCTTTAAAAGATAAGTGATACGAATTATCAGTTACGTTTGAATCACCGATTTGTTTAATAATAACAGTTAAATTGTTTCCGTCAATTACAAAAGGATTGCCGGTACTCATTCCAACCTTATTACTTGATCCGTCTTGTTTTATAAAGATAGTTTGGCCTGTTTGTCCAATTTGTGTGATATAAACTGAGTTACTTGCATAACAATTAATCGTTGTCGCTAGTAACAGTATTAGTGTCAATAATAATGCTCTCATCTTCGACCTCCAATGCGGCTTCCTCTGCATCTAATTGCCAAGCCTGATATTGTTCCTTACGTAACTGTCTACTTTGAGTTTCAGTTAGTAATATTGCCGCGTCTTTTTCTAACGCTTTTTTTAATTTTTCTAAATGTTTTAGATATGCGGAATAAGTTTTAAAATTTGTGTCGTTTTCTTTATTATATGTGGCTAATTCTATTTTTTGTGCTTTCTTCTCTGCCTTTTTTGCTAATACTAATTCTCGTTTGGCTTTTTTCTCTGCTAACTCTAACTCTTTTTCAGCTTTTGCATCTGCTAATTTTTTTTCTTTTTTAGCTTTCTTCTCTGCTAACAATAATTCTTTTTTAGCTTTCTTCTCTGCTAACAATAATTCTTTTTTAGCTTTCTTTTCTAATTTCAATTTATATTCTTTTGCTTTTTTCTTTGTTAATTCAAATTCTTTTGCTTTTTTCTTTGCTAATTTTTTTGCGGCTTTCTCTGCCAAGTATTCTGCTCTTGTTTTAATTTTTTCTGGTTTACCTTGTGTTACTGTTAACTCCATGGTTGCTTCTTCCGTAACAACTTCTGCATCTGATTCTTCAACGTTTTTTGGAGGTTCTGGCAATTTAATTTTCCATAACTCTTTATTAGCACCTTGTTGAATAATTTCAGCAACGCCGGCTTCAATTGCTTTTCTTACTGCAAAGGTTACTGGTTCGTTTCTAGCCATACCAACTTCAGTTTCTAATAACATTGTATCGGTATCAAAATATTTAAATATGTCTGCACCTTTTCCTGTTGAAAATATTGTTTTTTCAATTGTTGTTGATATAACAACTTCACCTGTTTGTACATTTACTAATCTTAAAATAATAGTAACTACATCTTGTCTATATTTTGCATTTGCTTGTATACCTAAAATTCTTGCACCTATTCCACCTGATTTAGTATCTGAATCATAACCTACTATACCACCTGTAATATAAGCACCAGCAAATAACAATGGTGGTAATGGTTCAGCATCTTCACCGTCTGCCATTTGTCTTGTTGAACGAATAAGTTTTCTTTCTTGTAATAGGCTTGGTAGACTTGCTCTTTCAACAACTCTAAACCATTTGCCTTCTCCAACATCTTGTAATGCTTTAATTAAAAGTTGATATGAACCTTGAGTAACTGCTGTACTCATTGATGCAAAACTGCCACCTGGCTTTTTTTGCCCGGTCATATCAAAGAAATCATAGACAGCAATTATAATTGGATCGCCATTAAGTTCAGCAATCTCTATAAATGTTTTTGCAACTGGTTTTTGAATCCTAACATCAAAGTCTGGTCTGCCAGCACAACTAGCCAACAATAATGCTGTCATAATTATGAATATAAATTTCTTAAACATTATTAATCTTCCTTCGGCATTGTAAATGACGTTACCGTTCCGTCTGTTTCTGTTACAGTAATGGTAACATTACCAGTGCCTCCAGGTGTGGCCCAAGTTACAACTTCTCCACCAATTGGTGATGTAAATGTACCTGAATCTTGTTGTAATCCGTCAGCACCAAATATGTTTGTTGTAATTTGTTTTGCTAACGCTGTATAAAATCTTGATTCTAAGTTTGCTTTAAATTTTGCAACTGCTGTATTCTTAGCATCTGCTATAACTTTCTCAGCCGCGGCTTTATCAGCGGCCTTAATAGCATCTTTTCTTGTCTTCTCTATGTTTTCAATAGTCAAATAGTGTGAACTTTTGCCAGATCCTTCAAATGATGGACTCTGAAATTTAAAAGTAACTTCACTGGCACTTAGACCAATGGTCATGAATAAAAATAATAATATTGTTGTTATAATCCGCATTTTTCTCCTAAAATTCTTTTACCACAATATTTATGTTATTTGTATGACATTTTATATACACTTAAATATTCTATACGTATGTCAAAAATTTTAACAAACACATGGGCAGTTTGTCTCACTCTAGTGATTCTTTTACTCATTAAGTGGGTAGATCCGACTCCAATACAGTCAGTAAAATTAACTACTTTTGACTCGTATCAAAAATTTGGTGAGCACCTTGATTCAAAAAGTTTAATTTTGTTAGACCTGTCAGATAAGGCGTTAACGAAGGGTGGTCAATGGCCATGGAAACGAGATAATTTAGGCAGAGTTATAGTTAATGCATATCGAAACGGTGCCGCTCTTGTAGTTCTTCAGGTAGTATTTGCACACAAAGATAGGTTAGGAGGAGACGAAATGTTTCTTAAAATGATTTCAAAATATCCAGTTATTCTTACCGAGACCAATGACGTTAAAAATTTACTCAGTATTAAACGAAAAGCCCTTGCAATAGGTAACGTAGACGTCCCCGTTGATATAGATGGTACAATAAGAAAACTACCACTTGATAACTCAATTCCAGATGTTATATTAAAAGTAATTAACAGGCCCACCAAAGCAAAAAATGAAATTTGGATTGATTTCCGTCATCATATTCCACGAATAGATTTTACTGATAAAGACTGGTCAGCAATGAAAGGCAAAATAGTTTTTATTGGAACTACATTTAAAGGTTCAACGTTTGTTACTACTCCTAATGGCTTAAAAAATACACACGAAATAATGGCTGTCAGTACTGAAACATTATTATCAGGCAAATTTATTAGTAGACCAGATTGGCTAGAAAAAGTAGAATGGGCATTTGTTATTCTAGGAGGTATAATATTTCTAATTGTAATTCCAAGACTTGGTGTACTATGGAGTTTTGTACCTATCGTAGTTTATCTAAGTATTGTGCTTGGAACAAGTGCTGTTTTATGGACAACAAAATTATATCTTACAGAATGGCTAACTCCTGTTGTAATTGTTACTATAGTTTGGGGACATTTAATATACAATAACTTTGCACGTGAGAATAGATTAAAATTACAAATTAAAAGACAATTTGAACATTACCTTGATCCTCGAATGGTTAAGAAGTTACAGAAGGATCCTTCACTATTAAAACTGGGTGGCGAAACAAAAACAATGACATTTATGTTCTGTGACATACGTGGGTTTACTCCTATATCAGAAAAGTACAAAAGTAATCCAGCAGGCCTTACAAAACTTATTAACAGATTCTTAACACGCATGACCAATGTTATAATTGCCAATGGTGGTACCGTGGACAAATTCATGGGTGACTGTATAATGGCTTTCTGGAATGCACCATTGGATACAAAAGATCACCAAATCCAAGCAATATTAACAGCATCTCAGATGCAGAGTGAACTAGCCTCATTAAATGAACAGTTGAAAGCAGAAAATTTACCAGTGATCAAAGTAGGTATTGGTATAAACACAGGTGACGCCCTTGTAGGTAACATGGGATCAGATCAGAGGTTCGATTACTCTGTTATAGGAGATCCTGTTAATCTTGCGGCACGTTTGGAGAGTGCAAGTAAGACACTGGGACACACCCTGATAGTTTCCGAGAACACAGTTAATGGCACTAACAATGTGTTTCCGTTTAAATTCGTTGACAGCATCACAGTTAAGGGCAAGACCGATCAGATCAAAGTTTACACCCTAGAAAGATAGAGTTATAAATAGCTTTAATGGACTCAGACGCAGTATTAATGATATCAAGACTATGGCCAATCTTTGTGGCTTTCATAATGCTAATTATCGTATTAGCACAATCGCATTATCGTATCATAGTGCTCGAAGAAAAAGTCAAAGTTGCATTCGAACTGATCAACAAGCTAAACAGCAAAAAATAAACACACAGTTTAGTTCCCCCAACTCCCAGGTTAAATATTTGTATGAATTTCACAATGGTAATGATTATATGTTTTAGTGTAGAAGTCTGCACGGCAATGTTTGATGACTCTAGGTATAATAGCTATGACTCATGTTATGAATTCTCAAAATCAGCAGTGAGCTACATGCAAGAGATGTATCCTGATTCAGCAGGTGAGGTACATTGTTTGACTCCAAAAGAATTAGCTGTCTACAAAAAATACATCGACGAAGGCGGCAAGCCAGTATTAACAAAAGAAAACACACCATTACCAGAAGCCTAGTTGACATTTATCTGTTTCGTAGTATAATTGTACTATGATTCATGCAATGATAGATCTGGAAACACTTTCCACTAAACCCAACGCCACTATTTTAACTATAGGTGGAGTCAAGTTTGATCCTTACACAAGGGTAGAACCTTCACAGGGATTGTACCACAGAATTGATGTAGACTCACAAACTGCTATGGGCAGGGATGTCATGGATGAGACCGTAGAATGGTGGGGAAAACAGGCAGAAGATGTTAGGGAAGAAGCATTAGGTGACGAAGACAGGATCGATTTAAAATATTTCATTAAACAGTTGAACAAATGGTGTGTGGGAGTAGACGTGTTCTGGTGCCAAGGTCCATTGTTTGATTATGCAATACTACAAAATTTTTATGCACAAATGGAAGTGCCTGTTCCATGGAACTTCTGGCAGATAAGAGATTCAAGAACACTAGGCAGTCTAGTACCACGTGATCCCAATGAGAAGAGAACAGGACTACACAACGCACTGGAAGACTGTTATTTCCAAGCAAGGAAAGTGCAACAGATATTCCAACAACTGGAGATAAAGAATGACAGATATTAAAGTTCTTTATAAAAAAATAGCCAATTATCTTCTGCAGTATTTTAGATTTGATTTACAATTACATTTCTTCTGGTCTTTCTTTTTAACTATATTTGCAATATTCTGGCTACCATTAATTTGGTTAGGAATTATTGCAACAATTATTAAAGAAGGATTGGACTGGTGGAGCAAAGGGCATTGGAGTTGGGATGACTTTTGGTGTGGCTTTATGGGATGGCTTCTTGGAATAATTTTTCTCTACAACTTTATTTGGTATTAACGTGTTAGATATTAAATGGTATTCTATACAAGATCTTTATACTATAGACAAATACAAAATTAAACACAGCAAGAACCCAGTCACAAAGTGGATACGTTTATCTTGTGTGTACAAGATAAAAATCAATGATACAATAGTAGAAGTTGGCAGATCGGATACCTGCAAGAAGCATGGTGGAGCAGAGAAAGTCCGTAAGGCGTTGGTTAACCTGTTGAATGTCCTCCCATACAATCCAAGTGTTACAAAAACCAAATATTGGGAAAAAATTAGATTGCAACATAGGCCAAACTCTAGTAATATTAAAATAGGAATAATAAAAACTAATGCCATCAAAAAAACCTACATACAAGAAACCACGTGAAGCAATAGAATACTACGAAGAATGTACATGGGTAGGAAATGATATTCCTATGTTTGAAAATGAAAAAGTTTCTGTATTTTACGACAAGTACCCTGTATCAAAAGGTCATTTATTATTTGTTCCAAAGAAAAACGATGTTGAACACGTAGGTGAAGCATATAAACTTGCTTTCTATTGCGGAGAAGAATGGATTAAAGAAGGTAAGATGGATGGTTTTAATATTGGACAAAATATAGGTATAGCGGCTGGGCAATCCATTATGTGGCCACACGTACATTTTATTCCTAGACATAAAGGCGATAGCAAAGAAGAACATCATAACGGAATTAGACTATCTCATCCTAATGGCGATCATAAGGAGTATTATTAATGAGAAAGACGAAGAAATTAAACAAAAATAGAAACGAAATATTCATATCACCGGACGGTGGAGAAACTGTTTATGTACAAAAGAAAAACGGTGAAAGAGGACGTCTCGTTTCACAATCACAGTACGCAAAAGACATGGATACACTGAGGGACGAGGACGAGATGATAAACGAATATGCTGTCAAGATGAGGAGGAAATATCCTGCACTTGGTAAAGCATGGAAACACTATAAGACCGTGTGGCATCTGATCATGGGCAATAAATAGGATATACAACTAATCCAGGAGTGCTTTTACCATGCGTGTACGTAGCTCTAATGCAGTCTAAAGGGGTGTTTAAAGGACATTATGACCAAGTTTGTGAGTGTAATAGGCAATGGCGAAAGCAGGAGAGGATTTGACATAACTCCCTTGAAAAGTGTAACTACGATGGTGGGTTGCAACGCACTGTTCCGAGATCATAACCTGGAATATGTTGTTGCGTGTGATCGTCACATGTGCCAGGAAGCCGCTAACACAGTTGGTAAAAACACAACGATATACACCAGAGATAAATGGTACAAACAGTTCGCTTTTTGGCCCAATGTCAAGTGTGTTCCCGAATTACCATACCAGGGAGACAAGAGACAGGACGAACCATTCCATTGGGGTACAGGACAGTTTGCCGCACTGGTTGGCATGAGTTTCAAACCCAAGGCAATATTTCTCGTGGGCATGGATCTTTGGGGGATAGGTGATCACAAAGGACCTGATGGTGTCAACAACATCTACAAGGGCAGTACAGGATACACATACATCAAGAGACCAGTTGATCCCAGTTACTGGATACACCAATTCAACAAGCTGTTCGAACACTCAGAATGCAGATGGATCGTGGTAAATGAAGAGGGATGGAAGATGCCCGAGGAATGGAAGGCCAACAAGAATGTTTTCCAGGACACCTATGAAGGACTTGCCAAGTGGGTCAACAAGCAGTTGACAAAAAAGTAATCTCGTATAAAATTGTTGTATGAATAGACCGATGGTGGAACACCTGATGGTGCAACAACAACTGAGAGCACCACACAAAAAGTGGAAACACATGGTGGCTGTCATGTGCCTGAATTTAACCTACAGGAAACACGTCAAGATAATCTTACCAAAACTTTTCAAGAGATATCCGAATCCACAAGCATATCTGCGTGGCAGATTGAAGACACAACAGGAGATGTTGAAACCTTTGGGTATGTGGGAAGTGAGATCCAAGAGACTACGCAAGATGACCGAACAATATCTGAACTGGGATAAGAAAGAAGCCAGCGACCTACACGGCATAGGCAAGTATGGATCGGACAGTTACCAGATATTCTTCTTCAATCACATACCACCCAACGTACAGGACAAGGAACTGAAGAAATACATTGACAAACTCGTAGGATAGTTTATAATAGTGATATGTTTGAAAAATACAAAGATGGAGATCTTATCACTCTTAAATTAATGCATGGTGAGGAAGTTATTGGCACTCTGCAATCACAAACCGAAACCACACTCGAGATTAAAAAAGCATTAACACTGATGCAAGGTCCACAAGGACTTGCATTTGGTACATTCTTCTCTACTGCTGACCAAGATAAAGATATTTCATTGGCAAAAGACAAGATACAGTGTATCTCAGTTGTCAACGACAAGATATCTGCAGAGTACAAGAAAGTTTTTACTACTGTGGTCGTTCCTGACAAACCAAAGATCATCGTATAATGTCACACTTCGGGAAACACAGCAACAGCATAGAGACGCTTATCGATGTCACAGAGGCCATGCTACATGTCATGGAAGACAAGGGGATTGATCCGGAAACAGTATCACAGAGACCCGAATTTACTGTGCTGATACATTTTCTAAAGAGCATCATAGACGGCGAGTTAAATATACCAAACGAGCTTACCGACACACTAAGAAAGAAATCGGAAGAATTAGGATTTGATCTTGAGGATGTAAAGAAACATATAAAAGGTTTAAACTAATGAGAGGACTTAAAGACTTTCATCCCTCTATAAACATTCTGCAAGTCATCAATTAAAGGAGAAACGATGACTTACTACTCAACTAAAACATACGGACACAACATAGGCTTGGCCTGTGTATTCAGACAACCCAACGCGGACCACTCGCACTGCCATCTACTGCATGGATACAGTCTAGCATTCAAATTTACATTTGGTTGCAAGGATCTTGACAACAAGAACTGGGCAGTGGACTTTGGTGGACTTAAACCGTTGAAGGAATGGCTGGAAGATCACTTTGATCACAAACTTGCACTGGACATGAACGATCCACATCTCGAGAAGTTCAAGGAACTAGAGAAGTTGGATCTTGCAGAAATAAGAATGTTTGACGGAGTAGGTGCAGAGAAATTTGCCGAACATGCCTACAGGTTTGCAGATAATCTTATAACTGTCAAGACTGATGGAAGATGTTGGGTGGAGAGTGTGGAATGCATGGAACACGGAGCAAACAGTGCCATCTACAAAAGACCATAGTAAATTTCTATTTGAACTTGTAAGGGTAGGCCTCAATGA